AGTAAAATTATGGCTACTATCGTTACAACTACCCTAGGCGACCTTATTGACCCTGAGGTAATGGCAGATTCTATTTCTGCAGAACTTCCTGCTCGCATCGCTGCGAAAGGATTTATGAAAGTCAACACTGACCTTTCAACAAAAGCAGGTGATACTATCACAGTACCACGCTTCAATTATATTGGGGCTGCTGCAGACTTGGGTGAGGGTGTTGAAGGCAATGTGGAAGCTCTGTCCACAAATGAAAAGAGCTATACGGTTAAGAAAGCCGTTAAAAACGTAGAACTTACAGACGAAGCAGTCCTTTCTGGATACGGCGACCCTGTGGGTGAAACTACTAAACAACTTCGTATGTCTATTCAGGATAAGATAGACAATGATGCCATTGAACTATTGGAGTCCGATACAGGTATCTATCGTATTGACGGCTCATCAGCTGCCCTTAGCTATGATGCCGTAGCTGCAGCTATGTCTGTGTTTAACGACGAAGAGCAAGGTATAGAGACCTACCTATTGGTATCTCAGGAAGGTATGCGTGACCTACGTAAGGATGCTAAGTTACTTGGCAACGAACTGTTAGGCGCAGAACTGCTTTCTAAGGGTGTTGTAGGCTCCATTGCAGGTGCTTACATCATCATATCAAACAAGCTTAATGGTACGAACGGTACACGAAACGCCTACCTCTTAAAGAAGGAAGCTATAACTGCGTTCATCAAGAGAGATGTAAACCTCGAAACCGCACGTAACGTATTAGCAAAGAAAACACTGTTTTCAGTTGATGAACACTACGTATGTGGTATCGAGAATGCGAATAAGATTGTAGGCTTGAAACACCTCTGTGGATATCTCGGTAAACAGCAGATTCAGTTTTCCACAGCTTTGCAGTCAGACGGCACTTGGGATGTCACCATTGAAAGTGCTTTCCCTGCTAAGTTTGCAGATAACACGCTTGCTTACAAACTTGGGGCAGCTCCAACAGCTGTGGCTCTGGACGCTGAGTTAACAACTGGCTGGACAACCATTGAGTCCCTTCCTTGCACCATTGAAGATGTTGGTGCTACGCCTGTTATTACTGTGGTACAGAAACTTACTTCCGATAACAAGGCTAAGTACAGTGGAAGCTATAAGCTGATATAGCCCTAATAAGACTATAAATACTAAGGGCAGGGCGTTATGCCTTGCCTTTTTTTAAGGAGCTAACTATGCTTATAACTAGACCAGTATGGATACTTCCAAATAACTCTCTTGCGAAGTATCCGTTCGATATCAATCATCCTACGAACGTAAAGGGGCTTCTATACGAAGCTCGTGCAACCTTTGAGACCATAGGACAGTCCTATGCAGGTTCACGTGGTGGTGGTATTGCTACAGGACTTGCAAGAAAAGTGAATATAATTAGACCTGACATAGGTATTAAGCCAGCGTCCGTAGTGAATACACAAAAAACAACTGGTACGATTTCCTCTGGTGGTACGGTGTCTGTAGACACAGTATCCGAGCGTGTGGTAACTGCAAACTCGTACATATTTATAAAGAAACCTACATTAGTAACAATACCTGAAGGTGGTGGTAGCACAAAAACTAACGATATTATTAACCCTAGTATAACAATTAATGTACTAAACTGTGTAACTGGGGGTCACTCAAATGCGGTTAAGTACTTAGGTTTCTTTTATACAGACGACCTATCAACATTCTACGGACTGAAGGGATGGGGATATTTTCCTCCGGAAGACTTACCGCTTACTACAACATGGAGTACACTTGGTTTTACTACACCTGTAGCACAGGGTAAAAAGATTATATTTGCATATTATGATAGAGATGGAATAAATGGTAGCCAATATATCACGTATGGAGAAGAGCATTATGTCTGTGCTAGAATGGAAGTAACTCTGAATTGTGGTGGTTCGAGAGACCCTACCACCTACACAGTTTCGTACGAAGGTGATGATACCATAACACCTACAGGATTCACCACTGTGGACGTACCAAGCTGGATATTTGCACCTGATGTTATGAAAACAAGACGTGGCGCTCAGGGCTATATTGAATACTCTGAGACTCTTGCATTATTAGGGTCGGGATATAACGATTATACCCCATGTGAAAACTTTTAGGAGGAAAATATGGCAACAGCATTACACCTTTGGTTCGTTATGTGTGGGTATGATGATACCAGCGCAGATACCACTGAGGTAAATAGGCTAACAGGTATAGGTACTGACCTATTATCAATTGCTGACGTACACTTAACTCTATTAACTAATAGAACTAAGCCTGAGGCAACAAATACGGATTTTTATAATCAGTGGAATACATTGACTGCACAAATGGCAGCAGAATTATATCAGAGAACAGGGCAGCATGGCTTCACAGAGCAATCCAATGTGGGTGGTATGGTAAGGTACATGGAAGAGTACTCAAAACCCCTTATGCGGATGATTTATTCACTTAAAAGGTTACACAGCGCTTGACAAAGCGGTAAATAAGTAGTACATTATAGGTATCATACGATTCCATTCCTAGCCATTCCTACAAGAGACAAAGGTTTAAGCTCCCCTTGTCTCAACCCCAGTCTGAACTGCTGGGGTTTTTTATTCTCTAAGAGCTAAAATAGTATGTTGCGGTGGTTGCACATACTTGACAAAACTATTTTTACTTGGTATATTAACTATAGTATAATACAACATACAAGGAGCTTAATAATGACTGAATTTATGCAAACAACAGCAAAAGCAACGAATGGGTCAATCGAAAAGACATTGAAAGATGCCGGATTCGGTGACATTTTAGAACAACCACGTTTTGTCCTTTATAAAAAGGAAAACAGAGANGGTAAGACTGCAAAGATACCTAAGCAGCCTAACGGCTCAAATGCGTGTTCTACAACCCCTGCTACATGGAATACTTTCGCCACTGTATACAATGCGTTTGTATCNGGTGGTTCAAAGTTTGACGGTATTGGCATCATTTTAGGTGATTACTTCAACACAAAGATTGTGGGAATGGATTTAGACCATGTATGTGATGCGTTCACAGGTGCTTGGACTAACAAAGAAGCTGAGATGGCTGTAGCCGGTGTAAAAACATACGGTGAGCATTCTATATCAGGTACTGGGGTTCACTACCTTTTCCTTAATCAAGATGTTCCTAAAGGATACAAAACAAGAACCCCTGCTACAGCACCATTCGACCTAGAAATATATGAGAAAGGACGCTACTTTACTCTTTCCGGTGCATGGATATCAGGACATAAACTTGCTACTGATGAAGCCAGCCTTAAAGGTATATGTGAGACATACCTACCAAAGCGTGTATCGTCTAAGAAAGACCGTGTGGTAGCTAATAAAGATTCTACTATGTATGTACCTAAAGGCATTGCAACTATGGATATCACTGATGCGCTTGAGAAAGATTCTAGGTTCGCAGCCCTCTATAATGGTGCAAGACCTCTTGGTAATGAATCATCTGATGACCTAGCATTAGTAAACCTACTTGTGAGATATCTAGGTAGAGATAAAGCTAAGGTACAGGAAGCATTCTTAAAGTCACCTCACTTTAATACTAAAGATGAATACCACAGTAGAAAATGCACTGAGCGTGATGATTACCTTGCAAATACTATAGCCAAAGCTATTGAGAACTTCTTTACAGGCTATTCGTACGATGATGTAGGTAACTCAGATATGTTTGTAGACACTTACCATGAAGAACTCAGATATGTTAAAGAGTGGGAATCATGGGCTTACTGGAATGGGAAACACTGGGAAAAGAATGCTAATTTGAGAGCACAAGAGCTTGCGAAAGAACTTTCAGATACCTTTAGAGCAAAAACCGCCGAATACCGCTCAACCTCTGTTGAACATGACAGCAACATATTAAAAGCTATGACAAAGCATTCGCAAAAAATGCGTGAGAGCAGAGCGATATCAGCAATGGTACGATTAGCTACTTCCAGAGCCGTGNTAAGTGCTGACGTATTTGACTCCGATGCTATGCTTTTCAATACGCAAAACGGTGTATATGACATGAAAAANAAGAAACTCATGCCAGCGGATTCTTCTTATTTCTGTACCAACATAGCTGGAGCTGGTTATAAAGAAGGCGCAGAGTGTCCTAAATGGAAAGAGTTTATAACTAAGGTACTTCCTAATGAAGGTGCTGAGTATCTTCAGATATGCGTAGGAATGGCTGCTGTTGGTAAAGTGTATGAAGAAGCAATGATATTTATGATTGGTAACGGCTCTAATGGTAAATCAACTATAGCAAATATACTTTCTGCAGTATTCGGCACTTATGCAATTACCCTTCAGCCTGATGTTATCACAGCTACTAGGGACGGTAAAACACCTCCGGACTTTGCCGAAGTTCGTGGTAAGCGTATTGTATTCTTATCAGAGACAGAGGAAGGGGATAGATTGTCAACTAAAGCCCTTAAACGGCTCTCAAGCAACGAAACTGTGGCTGCCAGACGGTTATATTCAATGCCTGAGACATTCTTACCAACGCATACTGTATTCTACTCTACCAATCATAAGCCACGTATCGGCTCAGGTGACTATGGTACATGGAGACGTATTAAGAACCTTCCCTTTGAGTATAAGTTTTCTGATGCAGAAAAGAAGACAAACTTTGCGGAGCAAGTAATTGCAGAGGAGTCTGAAGGTATTCTTAACTGGATATTTGAAGGTGCTGCTAAGTTCATAGAGAATGGCTGTAAATTAACTACACCGCAGTTCGTACTGGATGCTACTGAGGAGTATAAAGAGAATGAGGATATTGTAGGTCAATTTTTAGCTGAAAAATGCGTTATGGGTGACTATACAAAAGATAAAAAGATTTGGAAGGTTGGTTCTCAAGACTTGTATGTAGCCTATAAGGAGTACTGTAAGGACTCTGGTGCATATACTAAGTCAATATCTGATTTCAATAATAGTATGAGTTCTGTTGATGGTGTGGTTAAAATTAACGCTTCTGGGAAAAAGTTTTGGACAGGTTTAAGGCTCAAATGTGAGTATGAAGATGTTCCTTCTCACATTATGGTGGGAGCGTTTTAAGGTTTTAACACAGGTGTGTTGCGGTAGTGGTGCAACATGCCTATAACTTCTATATATTATTTTATACAAAACATTATACAAAAAGGATAGTAATGTTGCGCAACTACCGCAACATAGGTAAGGAGTACAAAATATGCGTGATAAAGCAGATAACAAATTGACTATGAAAAGGACAGACTATAGATGGCTCAGAGCTGTGGAATTGACTGCGCTAGGTCAAATGTCNAACCAAGAAATCATAGNTGAAGTTGGTATTTCTAAANCCACCTTCTATTTGTGGAAGGCAAAAAAGGAATTTTATGATGATGTAATGGCTAAAAACATCATGATTTTCAAGGATATGTTGCCAAAAGCTCTCAAAACTGTGAATGATGCTATGGATAGTGGAAATGCAAAGGTTAGATTGGATGCNGCAAAAATCGTACTCGAAAAGACTTTGCCAGAATTTCACTCGACGGAAGGAAAAGATGACAACAGTACAACTATAAACATACAGGTTAACTATGAATAATATAATTCGTTTTAATAAAATATATAGAGAGGCTAATGAAACTAAACAACGATACAGAGTTATGCTTGGCTCAGCTGGCTCAGGCAAGTCTGTGAATGTAGCGCAAGATTATATTATAAAATTATCTGACATGAAATATAAAGGCGCAAACTTAATGGTTGTAAGAGCTGTAGAATCATCACACCTATCCTCTACGTTTGCCGAGCTAGTTGGTGCAATATCAAGAGCTGGGTTAATGGACAGATGGATAATTCGTACAGCACCTTTGTCACTTGAATGTAAAGATACAGGATGCACAGTTATATTTCGTGGGTGTAATGATACAAGAGCTATTGAGCGTATCAAATCTGTTACGTGCAAGTTTGGTAAGTTAACATGGATATGGGTTGAAGAGGCTACAGAGTTAAGGGCTAGTGACTTCGAGATATTAGATGACCGCTTGAGAGGTACGCTTGAGAACGAGAATTTATACTACCAACTTACATTGACATTCAATCCTATAAATGCACAGCATTGGATAAAACTCAACCTGTGGGATATAGACAGCCCTGATATATTCAAGCTTAAAACAACTTACTTACAGAATAAGTTCATAGACNNAGCGTATGAAGCTCGTATGAAGCGAAGAGCTANTATTGACCCTGAAGGTTATCGTGTATATGGACTTGGAGAATGGGGTGATACTGGTGGTAATATCTTACGCAACTATGTACTTACAAACTGTCCACAGAACTATGAGTGGTATGACTCTATTCTTATGTCACAGGACTTTGGGTTCAACCACGCTAACTGCTTACTTGTGGTAGGATATAAGGATGATGAGATGTATGTAATAAAGGAAATGTATGAGTTTGAGAAACATACAGGTGAATTGATTGAAATTGCTCGTACTATGCAATTACCTATGAACGCAATAATGTACTGTGACTCTGCTGAGCCTGATAGAATAAAGGAATGGAGACAGGCAGGCTTCAAAGCTCAAGGTGTAAGAAAGGAAAAAGGCTCTGTTAAAGCACAGATAGATTACATAAAGCAGCGAAGGGTATACATTGACACAAACTGTGTTAATACGTTTAAGGAAGCACAGCAGTGGAGATGGAAAAAGGATTCTAATGGTCTGACACTTGATGAACCGTTAGAAGTATTNGATGATGCTATGGCTGCATTACGTTATGCTACCGAGCCGTTTAGACGTAATAGACGTATGCGAACACTTGATAAANCAGCACTCGGTATACGATAAGGTTATTCGTACCACTTGACAAATATACGAATAGATGCTATATTACTATAAGGAGCAAAANCATGGAAATTGTAAGATTTGAAGACTTTTACATAGAACCTAATAAACCAATTACTGACACTGATATCATCAACTTTGTTGGCAAGAAACAGTGTCAAAAGCCTTTTATGGATATGCTTGAAAACTACTATCTAGGTAGACATAACATATTAAGCAAGGCTGTCGTTGATGTAACAATGCCTACTAACCGCATTGTAACTAACTTCTGTCAAGTCATTGTAGACTTCTATAATACTTACCTGCTTGGTCGCCCTGTACAGTACAAAAGTAATCAGAAGGATATGCTTGAGATTATTAAGGAAATAATGGAATATAACGACGCCCATGAGACTGATATGCTTAACAATCAAAATGCTAATATCTTTGGTTCTGCAGCTGAACAGGTATACATCGATAAAGACGGCGAGTTTAGATTTTGTAATGTTGACTATCGCAATGTAATATTCATCTATAACAAGAATGTTGAAAAGGCACTTGCCTACGTTATTAAATACTGGAAGTACAATGCTACAGATAAGAAGTATGCCTGTGAAGTATGGTCAGCTACTGATGTTGTTAAACTGGAATTGGATGAAGGTTTATCACAGGTACGTAGGCTTGAGACTGTNGAACACTCATTCGGTGATGTACCATTNATTGAATACATGAATAACAACTACAGGTTTAGCTCTTTCTCTAATATANTTACTTTACAGGATGCGTATAACACACTTACATCGAGTGAGATAGACGATTATGAATCATTCGTAGACGCCTTCCTTGCCATATACAACGCTGCAGGTACGAATGATGATGATATTGCTGCAATGAAGAAAAACCGTGTACTACTCTTAGACGGTGAGTCTAAAGCTGAGTGGCTGGTTAAGAATTGTAACCCTGCTCAGATAGAGAATATCAAAGCAGATATCATGGCTAACATACACAAGATAGCCTCGCTCCCTGACCTTTCAGACGAAAACTTTGCTGGTAACGCTTCAGGTGTTGCTATCAAGTATAAGATGGTTGGTGCAGAGAATGTGGCAGCACGACAAGAACGGAAATTCCGTAAGGGATTACAGCGACGTATAGAACTGATTACGAACTACTTGAGGCTAACAGGTGTTGGTTCGTACGATTGGAGAGATGTTAATATTACCTTTAATAGGAACATGATAGGTGCAGACTTAGAGATTGCACAACTCATCAACCTTGTGGGTGAACGTATACCTATTGCTAACCTTGCACAACAACTTTCTTTCATCACAGATACTGATATGAGCCTTATAAAGAAGGCTGAGGAAAATAGAATAGCACCCTCTGGCAAGGCTCAAGATGCTTTACCACTTGAAGATAAGACTGAGGCGGTGGATAATGAAGACAATTCTATGCCCAAACAGTAAGTGCAATAACGTATTTCAAGCCAATGGTTTTAGACCGGTAGATTTTACCTGCCAAAGATGTGGGCTTCAAGGTCACTGGTATAGCTTAGGGAGATATTCACGTGGTTATATAAAATGGGACGTTACGGATGATGCTATAGACTTTGTTAAAGCCATGACTGAAGGCATAAAGATACCAGTACCTGTTGGCACAGGTGTAGTTAAGGAAATAGAAATACTGGAAGTTGCTGCAGATGCTATTGCAGTAAGCCAACTATATAATGATGTAGCATTACATCAAAGAGATTTACCATTATACTAAGGAGCTTAAAATGAACGTTTACCCTGCAAACCCACCAAACATTGACCTGAGCATCANAAAACCTGTGGCTGAGCAATTAGCTGTAGACATCTCAGAGGAAATGAACGCTAGAATTGCTGCTGATAATGTACTTAACAATGCAATAGTTGCTATAATTGATGCACTAGCTGAACCTGTTGATTATGCTGTAGAGGCTGGTACTGCTGGTACTGCTGGTACTGCTGGTAATGCAGAAACTGCGGATTATGCTACAACTGCTGGTACTGCTGATTATGCTACAACTGCTGGTACTGCGGATTATGCTGTAGAGGCTG